TAAGTGCTTCCATTTCTTTTTTGAACCTTGTGTACTTCTTAGGATAGTAAGTAGACCACCTACTGACCCTAGGTCTTGCTGCTGGAACAGGGTTTATATCAAACTGATGTGAGATAATCTGGGTTTTCATATCTAAAAGACTCTAAATGCTCGACTACTATACTTAACAAGAACCTCATTTGCATATCTCTTGGTTCATCTTCCTCTCTTGCTAACTCTAATGCCTCTTTGCATAGTTCTAAAATCTTATCTAATGACTGTTCCTCGTTGTAATTATGTACGCTAGTTCCATACCATTCTTCATCTTGTATGCTCATACTCTTGGTACTTCTTGCTTTCCTTCTTCTTATTTAAAATCTTTTTAGGAAGAAACATCACGCCTTGACGGACTGCGTGATGTAGTTTGTTTCTAATTGGGTGTGGCTTCTTATGACTCATATCCCTTGCCTGTCTTTCATTTGTTCCTCTATCTGTTTGTCGATAAAGAAACGAGCCTTTCGCAAATCTTCGATTTGCCCACTTATGTTACCACGATGTTTATGTTGCCATCTGCATAAATACTTACACGCTGATGCCGTCAAGTAATCCATCTGTTGGTCGATGATAAAATCAATAACTTCTATTCTTTTCCCGACCTTGTAGTAGTCGGGGGAAATTGAGTCGTTTGTTTTATCAGCCACCTATCCACCCAAAAAACATAGCCACTACAACAATCGCTAGGAATATTGTAAGGCTCTTGTTCTTTAATACTTTGTCAATTAACTCTTGGTAATTCATTCGGATAACTCCTTTCTAATATCATCATCCAATAAACGCCATATAATCAAGGCACTTAGTAATCCTACTAAACCTGCTGAACCCAGCTGATTTATGATTCCTATGATTGTGCCAATTACATTGCCACCCAAGAAAGGTACGCTATGACCAAAGACAACCTGTAATACGATTGCCAAACTAATCAGTTTAATACCTACATTGATACTAGCATCTGCGATGCTCATTACTTTATCTAACATTCTACTCTCCTATATTGATAAACATTCTACATATCATACACTATAACTTCAGACAACCTAACAGTCCATTCCTGTGCATAATTCTCTGTGTTCTTACAACGGCACGAAGTTCTTGTAACTCTAACCATTCCTTTTCATAAGGTGGTTCAACTATTCTTTCGCCATTGATAATATCTCTACAATTTAAACAGGCATATATACCTTGAATATCCAAGGGTTTCATGCCATTACTACTTAAGTGCATAAACTCTACGCTGTTGTTTTCGGGCATACAGCCCTCCAACATAACTTGGCAGGGTTTATCTCTACTGCTTCTAATGTACTTACTGTCCATTTAGTATGTGGATTTTACCATATATCCAACTCGGTGTCGGAAAATTTTGAGTAATCTCCTTCAAATTTACATTGAACAAATCCACTTTGACCCATTCTGTTCTTGGCTATAATGATTTCAGCCATACCTTTCTCTGTTGATGCTTCTTTTGTATAGTATTCATCTCTATAACACATAATAATTACATCAGCATCCTGTTCTATCTCACCAGACGAGCGTAAATCACTCATAAGAGGGCGTTTGTTTCCACGATACTCTACCCCACGGCTTAATTGAGATAATAGAATTACAGGTATGTCTAGTTCCTTAGAGAGATATTTCAATTCTCTCGTTATATTTCCTAGTTCACTCACTTCCTTTGATTTATCGTACTTCATTATCTGTAAATAGTCCACAATGATAACACCAAGTTCTTTCTCTCCATGTAACTGTCTTGCTTTCACTACAATATCTTCAGCAGATACACCACCTTTATCTATGATAGTCATATTCTTATCACCAGCCTTGGCTAATGCTTTGTACCATCTCTCGTTTTCATTTTCAGTCAGTTGATTTCTTTCTACTTTCCATAAAGGAATATCAGTTTCACTTGATACTATCTTCATCATCAGTTGTACTTGTGTCATCTCCAATGAATAGAATAGTACACTCTTGTTCTTTGATATATTGTTAGCAAAATTCATAGCCAATGTAGACTTACCCATACTTGGTCTACCTGCTATTACAGTTAGAGTTCCATTCCTTAGACCATTGAGTAGTTTATCAATGGAATCAAAACCAGTTGATAGTCCTACACCACTCTGTTTGATGTCCTCTATGTAGTCTACTGTCTTAGATACAATCTGTTGCATACCATCTTCGTGTGCATCAGCCAAGTCAGACTGAAGTTTCTGTATTTTGTCTGCTGACTTTTGATAGTTGTTGTATGAGATATGTTCTTTTAAATCCTCTATCTCATTAGAGATTCTTGTAGTCCGAATGTGTTTGGCATAGGTATCAATGTTCTCTATGCCCACACAGTTGTTGGCTAGTGTACCAAGATAGGCAAAGGTAAAGTCATTGACTGCACCAACCTTTCTTTCTATGTAATCTCTAGTGCTAAGTATATCTATTTGTTCTTCCTCTTTAAACATAGATATAAGGTAGTCATAGCACCTACCTAACATCTTATCAGAGAAGTCAGCAGAAACTAGACCAGTTGCTCTTACTCTAGGGATAACAGGATTGATTAATAAGCCACCTATAACTGATTGTTCAGCATCACTAGAGTTCATTCGCATCCACTCTTCTTATTATATCTTGAGCAAGATACCAACCTAAACGCAATGGTACTTTCTCTTTAATTCTTAGAGTAAACATAAAGCCAATGGCTCGATAGAATTTCTTTGCTGGAAAATATAATTCCATTACAATATAATATCTTAATACAATACTTAACCAACATAATCTTAGATAGAATACTTTTAATTTCATTTGCCACCCCCAATATTCTTTAATGCAAAGTTCATCCACTCTCTGCTTTTGAGTTCTTCTTTAGATGTAGGTCTTTTATAACCTCTTGGTCTACCAGATGGATTACCACTTCTCTTTAGTGCCATAAAGACTTTCTCTGGCGAGGTGTATTTCAATAACCTACCTCTCGCAGTTGAAGTGGAAAACTTCATCTTATGTTTAAAGTTTAATCTCTTTTGTACTTCTGTAACTGTCCACTTAGTTCCATCATCTAATGTGAATACCCTAACCCACCTAGTCTTAGATGGATTGAGGGTATACTCATCACTCTCCTTTGCTTTCGGTGGGTATCTTACCACGGAATATCCTCATCTTCTTCAGCGACTTTAAAATCAGATGTTGATTCAACCACTCCATCTTTAGGTTTGAAACTAAAGGTTAGGGCTGGTGCTTTTGGGTTAGCATCTTCACTTCTCTTCCAAGCAGAAACATAGAACTCTTTACCATCTATATTTGCTACTCCTGTGAAGTGAGGGTGGCGTTCAGTTTCACGCCTGTCATTCTTCCAAATGCTACCTCTGTTTGTGTTGTCGTAACTATCAACCATACGCTTTCTCCTTACATTGTTAAAATAAGTGGACTCTTTCTGCAAACTGGAGGATGCAAGGCAGAGTCCAAGCCTTAGTCCTACCCCGAATTTAATCTAGGATTTATAGACCTTAATTATACACTATCTTTACTTATTAAATATCTCCTTTAGAGGAATCAAAACCATCTTAGATAAGTTATCATCTCCACCATAAATAGCATTTTTGAAATACTTTCTTGCTATCTTTTTTAATTTATCTGTTGGGAATAAAAGTATACAAACTATTACACCATCATCAGCCAAGATATGTGCCCAATACTTTGCTTCAGTAATGGCGATTCCACTTGGCTTTCCTCTACACTCAAATTCAATAGCGATATTACCAGTTGTCATCCACTTATCTCGTTCAGTCTTTACTTCAATCTTTTCATTCTGTAATATGTTGGCTAACTCAACCTCTCGAACTTGACCATACTTTAAATCTATATCAAATTTATTAGTATGATTCAATAGAGTTGCCTTTCAATACATTCATATAGAGCACCCTCAGTAGAATCCAAGTGTTCTAGTTCTTCATCTGTTAATTCACTACCATCAATCCAAGTTGCAGATTCAAAATTACTATCAGCAAAGTCGGGGTAGTCTGATGTGTTAATGTCCACAGTAGTATCTTGAATCATTTTAGTATTGACTTCTCTTTCAATCCATCTATGGTTTCCAGCATCAATGACATTAGTTTTACCTGTGTATTTTTCTTTATCAGTTAAGGCAACAATCCAATCTTCCTTATTAACATCTGCACCACAACGATTAGAGCCAACATAAGGTAAACAAGTAAGAGCCGACCAACTAAAATGATATACCTTGTGCTTTGAATAACACTTAGGGCAAACAATTTCTCTGCCGTTTCTACCTGCTCTAGTATGTTTATTTACAGTAGCCATTGTTATTCTACTCCTATCAATGTTACTTCACCACCCACTTCATAACCACTTGAGCCTGTGTTACTGACTTCAATATCACTCAACCAATAATTAGTATCTTCATCTGTATAGGTTTGAATTTCTATTCTCACATCAAGGCTCTTATCCTTTATTAACTGTAATTGTTTAATAAGTTTTTCTAATGTCATAACTCACCATCCACAACTAAGTCAAAGTCTATTGAGCCAAACTCTGATAGAACAACATCTAATATAGCACCCCACTTAGTATCTTTTTCATACTTACTATTGTAATGGATGTATATTTCTTTTGCCCTATCTTCTGTACAGGTATCAGTCCTAAGTTCTTCAATGATTCTTTTAATCTCCAGCCCATCTATCTGTGTATCTGTGGGCGTGGCTTTCTTGAAGTCCTCTGCTTCATCTTCCCCGAAGTGTCCGAGAGTGTAGAAACCACAGAGTTTTAATACTGCTCTGCTGATTGCTCTCTTCTGACTCATCTCTAAAAGGTAAGTGCTTTGACAGTTCTTCATCTTTAGTTTAGGGTCATTGATTGCTGATGCGTACATAACCACAGGCTCTTGACCATCAATACTGGCAGTACATTTCATTGCACAGTAAGTAGGGCTGACTGCCTTATCTTCTAAATGAAGTTTGATTTTAGCCTTTGCTTCTATCTTCTCAATCCCTTGTCGGGTGATGATAGTGAAGTGGCGGTGAGGAAATATATCCTCTGATTCTAACCCATACTTTTCGTATAGTTCTTTAATTGTTTTAGTTGTATTATCCATAGGCAATTCTCCTTTGTTGTTAAATTCTTTTAAGCATTAGGGCAGAGTTCTCACTCTTTTAATAGTTGCCTAACCCTAATCCTGCGTGTCTTAATTCCGTCATGTTCGTAAGTTGTCCATATTCAAATTGAGTACCAAGCCATTTGCTTGTAGGGAATCCAACCCTATTGTTCTCACCTTTCAATATCTATCTTAGTGTTCTATCACTAACTCACCCTTACTACTTATACTTCCCAAAAGATATACCTCTTTCTAGGTATAGCATCTTGATAGTACGCACCTATGCACAGGCTCTATCTCTTTTGCAGTTCTCCGTCTTATATTATATTTAATATATCGTGGTGTCATTGAACTGTTCTACCTTTGCTTGTTTCCCAGTTGTAACCCTGCTTGGGTAGTTTGCCACATCACCCAATGACAACCATTATACACCTTTTCTATATACTGTGTAACTTTATTTAAAAATAATTCTTGCACACTTAGATGAACAACAGATAGTATCATATCTCATAGGCTCAACACCAAACCCAAACCCAGTTCGTTCCTTACAATTCGCACAGTAAGTAGGCTTTGCTATTTTTTTGGCTTTCATATTCTTCATTTAAGCGTACTTCTCATAGTGAGTAAGGGTAAGGGCAGAGTTATTTACCCCTAGATTTGGTGCTTTAACTTCTATGAAGTAACCCAAATGTTTTATAGATGTAATCATCAATGGTGATAATGTCTTAGTACCTGCCATTACTGTGAATGTTTTAGCATCATCACATACAGGATATATCAAGTCATTCCCATAAACACTTTTAACTTCTACTATTATTTTTTTCATTTCCATAAGCCTTCTCCTTCTATTAAAATAATACTGCCTTTAAATTCTTAGGCATTGCACTTTTCTTTTTGTAAGATAGTAATGCCATCTCTTGTAATCTCTTGATAACTTTCTTTACTTG